ATCCGCGCTGAGGCCTGCCAAAAACATTGGCAAGCAAATCAGAAAATTGGCTGTTGTTTTTTGTGCCTGCCTGGCTAAACATTGCGCCAGCTGCGCTTTTCTGCACCAGCGTTACTAATGGTGTTACACCTGATCGAGCGCGCCCACCAACCATGATTTGCACACCTTTGTCCACAGCGGTTTTGTTGTAGCCCAGCCTGCCTTTGTTGCCCCAACCACGAATCATGCTCACACCAATTTCTGATGGGAACTGCTTACGGCCTTCCTCAAGCATTGCTGGGCTACTGGCCTTAATCTTTGCCGCTGCCTTAAAACGCGCTGACTTGTCTAACTTGCTGAGCTCTGACAGTGCCTGCTTCAAGCCTGTAATTTCGGCGCTTGTTTCTAGGCTCATTGCTTTCGGCTTTCGTTTAACAGCTTAATCGTGGTGTTTAGATCAGCAATATCAAACTCTACAGCAGGTGGCCACCAGCCTGTGGCTACTAAAATACTTGCTAGGGAATGGCGGTAGGTTCCGCTTGGGTAGGGTTTGCCGGATCATTATCCACCACTTCCAAAGTCACTAAACGCTTAATAAAGTCATCGAGCATGACGGGCACTGTGATGCCAGCGACTTTGGATGACTCGTACGCCATAAAGGCTAAGTCCTCAATGCTGATGCCTTGCTCACCAATGGTGCTTGACTTGCGTTTGTATTTGCGCTCCCACTGCACAATGACGTACAGACTGGTTTGCACTTGGTACGGGCCTTCGCCAGCATCCACTAAAAGAGTTAGTTTCATGTCGGGTTCCTTTGGTTATGGGGGTGTTATGTCTCGCGTGTAGGTTCCGCCAATAAACGAAGCGGTAATCATTGACAGTTCACCAACAGAGCCAGTAATTGGTGTGAAGTCCACCAGCTGCATATTGATGATTGTGTACTCAGGGTTTGACGTGCCTTCTGTAGCGCCTGCTGGCGAGATAGTTAGCTCAGTGGTGCCAGTGCCCAAGTTGGCAAACAAAGTGGCTTCAACTTCGCCTGTGCCATAGGAAAGATACATTTCTAGCTCTACCGATACGGTCTGCAAGCCCGGCACGAAACGATGGCCAGTGTCGCCAAAGGCTGTGCTTTCAAGACTGTCCACGCCAAGTGTGATAGTGGCGCTGCGGCACTGGTCAGTCAAATCAACTTTGACACCACCAGTGGTGGGCGCGAGATTGACGGTTGGGTTTGTGAGATATGTACTTGTAGGCATCGTTAATTCTCCTGTGTAAAACGGTGCCGGGTGCCGTACTTGTTATTAGTTCTAGCAGATAATACTAGTCCGTTGGCGTATGTCATTGCTTCTGTGCCTGCATCGCCATTTGTAGATCATAAGCAGGGTAAGTAGCGCCACCTATTTCTAGTGATGACGGCTGGCCTGCCATAATGACAACGCTCGAGCCGAGGACTGTGGCCACAATGCTGAGGATGTTTTCGAGCACATTTTGGGCTGCGGTGCCACTGCCAATGACACGCACTGGGATGGTGACGCGCACAATGTTGCCACCACCAGCGATTGTCTCAAAACTAGGTGCATCAAGAAAAACACAGTTAGGAACAATCTTTGTCGGGTCACTAACTACCCGTAAGCCTGTCACTGCCGTAAGTGTGGCCTTGAGGTCTTGCATAGCCTCGTTGAGAAGCCCTGTGGCAGGCATTAAGCCACCTGTGGGCGGTCTATGCCCAAGAGCTGTTTAATCATCGGTGTCATGGCACTGACGGGCGCTGAGCCCATACCATCAAACGTGGCAAAAGTGTCCTGTACTGAGCCTCGCGCGCGCCACAATGCAGCTGCATACATAAGCGTACCCAGCGTGCAATCGTGGCCCGGGCTTGTGGTCAGACTATCAAAATAGCCAGACTCCTGCCTGCGTCGGTAGGCAAAATCATTAGCTGCGTTTCGAGCCTGCGTGGCAAGCGTGTAGTCATCGCTTGGGTTCACAATATCTACGCCGAGATATGTCACCAGCTGCGAAATGCTTATCCATGTGCAGTCCTGCGTGTAAGTGATAGTGCCACTCGATGCAATACGGCCAACATCAGCACCAGTACAAGCAAAGAGCACCTGATTAGGAATGCTGACATTGCTGTTAAATAACAGATCACCTTCTGTGTCTATGCCTATGTACTCATACTTGGGCATGGCATAAACCACAAAGGTGCCGTTAAAAGGTGCACCAACAGTGGCAACAGTGATGGATTGCCCCACCTCTATTTCGGTATCGGTCAGTGTTTGTAGCACTGCATAGTTGTCCAGCAGTTGCTTAAAAGTGACTGTGTATGTAGCCATCGGCGGTAGCCGCCTTTCAGACTAAGCAAGTGCGATTTTTTGTACTTGAGTTGCGTCACCGACGAACAAACTTGCATAGCCATGATACGAAAGCACCTTGCCCAATGTGGATGGTTCGTCCCTCGTCAGGAGGCCCCGTATGGATTCGTAATACTCGATAGCAGCGCCACGAGCTACAACCATTGTGCCAGCCGCAAAGTTGCGATCTGCGACAAGGTTCAAGCCAAATGGGTTGAAAGTGTTAGCAACAGTGATATCAGCAGAGCCCATACCATTGACACCCATAAGTCCAGCTGCACCCACGTATGGGAACACTGGGCGCTTATCAACATCAAGCTGTGCACCCAAAGCCTGCCATACGTTTGGTGAAACAAAGATGTGGTCAGGCAAGAAGTTGCTGGCCAACAGAATGTTGTATGCGCTTGTGTAGATAGCCGAGATGAGGCTTGACGGATCGTTAGCAGTAACTGTCCATGTAGCGCCTGATGCAGCTGCACCAGCAACAAGACCGTCAGCAGCGAGATTGTCGCTGGCCTGCATGTACTGTCCCATGAGGTCATTGATGATGATGTCCATAGAGCCCGGCGAAGTGAAATCGACGTCTTGTAGGGACAAGGTGACCTGCCCAGCCAGGGTGGTTTTGCTGACCACGTTTGAGGCAATTACGGGGGTAGTTGCTGATACTGCTGAAAGCTCTGTGCTCTGAGTAGCAACGCTGGTGTGAGTTGTCCATGTTGGGCGAATAAATGTCTTTTGCGTTCCGCCGTCTGGATAGGCGCGAGCACCGATGGCTGCAACTACTGGGCGAATTGCTTGGTTAAGGTTCGCAAATACAGGCCCGAGCACTGGCACTGGCAAGAGTCCCGGCGTATCGGTTGTAAGAACGTCACCAGCTGCAAATTGGAAAGCTGATTGCTTGGAAGCAACATAGTCACGTGCGGCAGCAGCAACATTGTCAAAGGTGGTGCCACCGATGTGCATAGCGGCGAGATATTCGCCCGGTGTTGGCAGGTCAAACTTGCGCTTAGGTTGTGCGAAAAGTGGTGATGCTTCGATTACTTCTGGAACTGGGGTTTCTGACACTTCGGTCTCCTCTGACTCTGTGGGTTCAGGCTCATCGGGTGCCGTTTCTGTATTATTGCTTACTTCATCCTCTGATGTGGGGATACTCGCTGCAACATCTGTGATGGTAGCACCTGCAAAGGCTGGCTGTGGTACAAGTGACAACTCCATCCAATCGGCTGCTTCCACGATCATGACACCATCTTCGTTAAACGAAAACTTGGTCGGGTTTACACCTACCGATACTGAGTCAAGTACGCCATCGGCTGCCAAAATAAGTGCCTCATCGCCTAAGGCTGTGGTTGAAACTTTGGCTGTGAAGTACATGGCCTCATCGTCATCTGTGCGCTCGGTGACAAGGCCAATAGCCTGCGATGCGTCATGGCTCATGTAGAGCTTTGGGGCTTTGCCTTCTGTTGGCAGTGAGCCCGGCAGGAAAGAAACTGTTTGGCCACCTGAGACTGTGGCCTCGGTGTTGTATGGCAGGGCAATGCCGGTAATAGTGCGCTTAGGGCCATCCTCTGTGGCGGCATCAACTGAGAATGTGGAACTGGTAAAGCGCATCATGCGAGTGACTCCTGGGTGTTTTCTTGTGGTTCGGTGTCGGGCATTTTGTCTGCTACATAGTTTTCTTCTAAATAACTATCTGTATCAAACTTTACATAAGTGCCACGCGGTAACACGTTGTTCATGCTGAGCGTTGACGCAATGCAATCGGCGTATGGCTTGACACCAAAGATGTACAGATCAGCGCGTGATTGTTCACTGCTGGTGTAGGCATAAGCACCAGTGGCAACACCTACAAGATAGGGGGGAACACCACATAGGCGCGCCAAATCTAATGCTGAATATTGTGCTGACTCAATCATCAGCATTTTGTCCGGTGTAGCAGTGCTGGCTTCATAGCTCAGGAACTCGTTAAGCACAGCGGTTTGGCTGGTTAGTCGAGCCTCTTGAAAGGCTGCGCCAATCTCTGAAAGCTCTTGCGCGCTCAATGGCTCGCCACCAGTCTGTTTTAATACGCCACTAGGCAGACTGCTTTGTGCGTTCTTGTAACGGCTCTGCTCAACTTTTAACGCTGTAGCAATGGTCTGCTCAGAGCTGTAAATAATGCCCTGAATAGGGCTAAGAAACTGGATGACGTTGCGGTAGTCAAGTTCATTGCCAGCAAAGCTAATGGCCTTAGAAGGTTGGTAAAACACCGGGCCTTCCTCATCGGCGGTCTGGATAGAGCCCATAGGAAGAAGTTGGAACTTACTAGGAAAGCCATCTTGAGTGCGCTCGGTGATGTACCACATAGCTCGCCCGTAGAACAGAAGCGACTCAAGGGTGTAGGCCATAATGTGGTTGTAAGTAACAGCAGGGTCTGGCTGGCGTAGCCAAGACCTGGGCGCTAATGGGATTTGTTCCATTTCGCCAGTCACATCGTTATACATTTCGCCGTACATTTTTAGCGGCATACAAGCAATAACAGAAGCTAACAAGTCACGTGATCGAGACACGGTAGCTAGCGTCATAGCGCGATCACGCGCATAACCAGATTGGTAGTTGTAAAGATTTTTTAGTGGGTTTGTGCTGTTGCCTGTTGGCGCATATCCGACAGCGGCCTGCACTGATGGTGTTGAGATTGCGGCCTTGGTGACTGGCTTATTGAAAATACCCATAGCGGTAGTATGCCACTTTCTGCCGGGTGTGTGTGGTACTGCCCTGCTCATCCCGACAACGCCCAGAGCAGTACCGCCAACACTTTAGCGAGTGACTACTACCATCATTGGTTTTGTCTTTTGCTTTGGTTTAGATACTTCAGCCACAGCCCAGACCATGCACCGGCAAAGTTCTATTGGGCCTGGTGAACGCTGACTGCTAATCACAGCGCCAGAAGGTACCTTGACCAGCACTGCCCTTGAGACATGATCAGCCAGCAGACTTTCGCCGTGGTGTTTAACTTTGCCTTCGTTAATCATTGAGCGCACAAGACTCGTGAAGCGTGTCAGTTCTGCATAGCCAGTAAGCGATGTGCGCCTACGCAATGCCAACGGCACGTGGATATCTAATGTGGGTGTAATCAGTAGCTGCACTTCTTGGTTCTCCATTACCCTGGCTATGGCTGTCCACATGTCGGCTTCTGTTTCGACTACAAACTCGGTCTGCACAATGACTGTTCCGTCAATCTCTACAGCCCTTACGCCACAGTAGCGAGCGTCATCCACAGAACTATCCACAGACAAGATGCCTCCTGCCGGCATGGCAATGTCTGTTTGGTTTTTCTCCCAGACCCCAAGGTCAAGCCACGCGCCTCTAGCCGTAATCCACTGGTTCAGGTGAGCGCGCATAAAACTGTCTTTTTTTGACACGGCCCGTAAAGCGTCAATCGTGATTGTGGTACCCAAACTAGGGTTCGCCCAGTAGTAGTTTTTTTCGTCATGCGGTGACAAGTGGCTGGGCATTGACCACTCAGCGAAATAGAAAAGGCTTGGGATGTTTTTGTCAATATCAGCCATTGCCTGCTGGCGTAACTTAATCATGGTTTCGCTGTTCTGATCACCAGCTGTTGACCACATGGAGAGCAGCGGTGACTTTCGCGCAATCTGGCTAGGCCGTAGGGCTGCATCGACAACCTCAGCGTCAATGTCAAATAACTCATCGCACACAATTAAATCATGGCTTCCACCATGAAGGCTTTTAGTGGCAGCGCGAATCTCCCAGCGTGACCCGTCAGGCATCTCAACAGACTTACGGCCAATGGCAGCCAATTTCTTACCGCCAAAGGATTCACAGAGAATGTTGGCAAGCAAAGGAAATATGGCTTCGGCGCGGTCAAGTTTGTTGGCAACACTCATTACAGACTGAGGGCCACCACGAATGACCGGGCCTTCTGTCATCCACCACCCGATAAGCGCCTGCAAAGCAACTGACTTGCCGTTCTGTCGCGCCGTACTCACCAAAGACTCACGAAACTGCAACGCGCCATTTTGATCATGAGCAAGTTGCCCGGACAACGCATGAATCTGCCACGGCATCAAAGTCATACCCATATGACGTTCACACCATGCAGCCACCAAAGGCCCATAAGACAAGCCCCCAACACCCACCGATTCCAATCGGGGCTGCTCTCGACCAATCCGCCAATCCACCCCAGCCATCTCGCCAGTTACCGCCAGTTCAGGCTGATTCTCCAAAAAGATGGAAGAGAGAAGGGTCGGGCTTCTTCTTC